TTTTCGATCAACAAATGTTTGGAGGTTAAAAAATTCTCCATCTGCGGTTTTACCTATTGGTTCTTTGAAAGTATCAATAGTAACAATAATGTTTCTTCCGTCTTTTGTTTTTGCTTCTTTAGCGATTGATGCTGTTGGGTTCATATATGTTTTTGTTTTAAATTCTGTAACTATACCCATCGTAGGTAAAATATTGCATTGGTGCTATTGTGTGGTAATTATTTATGTAATAAATATTACAAATAGCAAATACCATAACTCTTAATCTTCCTTCGTTTGTCATATCTATTCTTTTACGTGTATTTCTCGATAATATTTATCTGTATAAGACTCAGGAGATAATACTATCACTCCTTCTTGAGCCACAAAATTCAGTACATTGTCGATAAATTCAGATGTTTCTTTCTTATTCAACTCTGTTAAACTCTTTACCATGTGTTTATCGTATTTCTTTTTACCTACTACTACTCTTATTTGATAGCATAGGAACATTGGAGCCATTACTTCTTTATGTAGTTCTTCAACTGTTGTATAGTGACTAAAAGATTCATTTTGTAAACAAGTCTTTAGTATAGCTCCCCAGTAATATCCAAATTGAGATACGCTAGGACGTTTATGACGCTCTTTAATAGTTAACTCGAACTCTTTTCCTGCTAAAGATTCTCTTTGTTCTTGCCAAAGTTCTACATTGTAGAATGATATGTTTCCGTTTGGTAGAACTCTCCCGAAGTGACGGATTTGAATGTTTGCCATTTATTATTCTTGTTTTGGTACACATACAGGACTCGAACCTGTGACCTTCATGAGTTCTAGTTTGGGATCATGGCGCTCTGAACCAACTGAGCTAATGTGTACTGTTAATTGTTAATTAGAACATATCTCCTTCTTCATCTCCTGGATTAAAGATAATCTCCTTCTCTTCTTCCTCCATTTTAACTTCTGATTTAGGAGTTGATTTAGATTTAGAGTTTAACCCATTATCTTGATTAGAATCTACTTTAGGAGCAGGATTACTAGCTCTATTCTTAGCATAGTATTCTTTTAAGTAAGTTTCAATCTCTGTTTGTAATTTACCCGCTTCAATATCATCTTCATCGCTAATAGAAGATAATTCATAAACAGGAGCCTTGTATTTAACCGCGCCATTCTTTTCATCAGTATCTTTTTCTACTTTGATAGCGTTTGACCAAATATCATTCTTTTTAGCAAACTCGAACCAATGAAATAAAGCTGCGCCATTCAACTGTAAATTCACTAGAGTCATTTCACCTTTCTTAGATTTAATAGCAGCGTACAGAGAGATCGTGTACTTGATATTATCATCCATTACCTCTTTTAAATCTTTGAATACTCCCGTCCACTCTGTGTTAGGTTTTTTAGTAACATCATAAGAGCGAATAGTTAAAATATCTGTTTCGATATTCTCAATCTCATTTGCAATGTAAGACTTTTGTTTCTTTTGATTGTATCCTTTAAGCGTGTACGCCATTGATAAAGGAATGAATACGAAAGGTTTAGGCATCTTTACATCTACTTTTTTATCTTTGTTATAATAGATAAAAGCTTCATCTTTAGACTTCCATTGAATAAAGAATTTTGCAGGGTTTGTCAACACTTGGTTGTCTGGTTTTCTGCGACCTTGTTGGTTATTTTCCATTTGACTTGTTGTTTTAGATTTATACTTTGGACTTTTATACGTTTAATTTTGATATAAAGTTACATCTTTTGATTAAAATATGCAATAAATTTTATAAATATCCTTTATTTCCTTCTCTATATTCTTCTTTCGTTATTGCTATTACTGGCAGTCCTTTTAGTTTGGTGTTACATGGATGATATTTTGTTATAAGTTTTCCGTCAACCTCTTCAATTTCAATACTCCATTGTCCTGCTGGCCTATAGTATTTTTTCACACTAGGCTTCCAAATCATTTCTGTAATGCCTATTCTTGCGTATTTTGGTGGTTCCATATTTAAAATAATAATGCTTTATCTGTGTATAGGTTAACTCTATTCATATTCTTCTTGTGATACTTTCTGATAGCTATTTTACGTTCACTTACTGCATTGCCGTGGGTGTGGATAGTTCCTAACTTATTAATAGTTAGTTTGAATGTTTCTGCTTTAGAAAACATGATATTCATCGCGCCGATGTGTCGCATGATAACACACTTTATCTGCTCTTCCGTGTACTCAGGATGCTTCTCTTTTAGTTTATGTAGTAGTTGAGCGTTTAGCATGGCTGTTTATTTAGATTTTCTAAGAAACTCCATCTAATTTCAGCTTCTTCTAAAGAGTGGTGAAGAGTAGTCTTTTTATTTTTTCTTTTAACTGTATAGTAATCATATTTAGAAGGAATAAAATCTTCAGCACACGAACAATCTTTAAAACATTGACACCCCGTGAATCTCCATGTTCCTGTATGATGACACATGATATTAAGTTCATTTTCTTTTATCACTTCTTTTGCCATTATACAGTTACTTTTAAATCTTTGTAATACTTAATACCATTTACTACTTTACCATCTTCTAATGAGTCAGAATTAGCTTTTAGATACTCTTTTACTTTACTTTCATCTATCATTAAGAACTCTTTAGGCACTAAGTTAATATCTACTACTTCATAAGTCCATGGATTTCTAGTTTTCTTAAATGATATTGAAATTGCAGGAGTAACATCCGTCGACTCGATTTCTTGTTTTGCTTCTTCTGCGTTTTGTTTAATGGCTTCTGCTTCATCAGGCGTGGCATTTTCTAAAGCAGTTAACTCTTCTTTCTTTAATTCAACAAGTTTTTTATATTTCTCAACTTCCGTTTTCACTCTTTCAGTAAATCCTTTCCATCTTTCCTCTTTTACTTCTTTTTGATATGTTATAAGTAATTAATCACATTGTTCGATATTGCCTATTACATTGTATGTATTACTAGCCCATCTTAAAAAAGATTCGTATTCATTCGTTAAAATAATAAATCTCTTCTTCTCATCTTTCAAATACTCAATAGGGTCAACTTTAAAATCTAATACATAGTTCTTGGCGCCGTCATAAGCTCTACACTTATCCAAATATGGTTTCTTCCCGTCTGCGTGCATTTTCTCAACGGCGGATACTAAGTCATTCATTTTCCCTATTTGATTCTCCATAACCGATAAACTATTCTCATCAGTTACTTTGATTTGTAGGCAGGTTTCCGCCGCCTTATCGAGTTGTAATTTTACATTCTCAAATTTAAGAAGAGATGACTTTAACTCAGGAGTTTGTACTATCAATTCTTGTAGTGTTACTTTTTCTTTCTTTGCCATGGTTTATTTTTAGTTGCTAGTCTTGTTTTATTTTACTATAATAATAATCAATTTCTTTTTGATTCGCAGCATCGTCAATAACCTCTTGCGATTTCCATTCAGATTTTAATCTAGCCACTTTATCATTAGAGCAATAAGAAGGAAATCTTTTATTTTCTCTTACTGCATTCATGTATTCTTTTTCTTTTCTATAAGCATCTTTTCCCATGATTTTTAAATTTTATAGTTGTTAATTTTCTAATTTTAATAGTTAAACGTATAAAAATAAATAAGGTTACAAAAAATTGATTATTTATTCAAATTATTTTTTATTCTTCTCTATGAAGCCTAAATTTATGGTATTGAGCATCTAATTTAGGAATAGGTATTTCATTAGGAAACACTCTTTTATCTACATCAGCTTTAATATTAAGCCATATCTCCGCCATCTTACACTTACAATAGTCTTGGTATATCTTCTTATGTTTTTCTTTATCTTTAATACTTCTATCCTGGATGACTAAGTAGTCTGCTTTACAATTCTCTAATACTTCTTTCTTGATATTTTCATCAATAGTCATATCATTACCTGCCCATTTAAGCAAATCGTATAACATAGCTCCTGAGCGTGTGTTTGTTATTATCCCACAACCTTCATTGTCGTAAAGGTTATAGAACTCTTTTAGGCATATAGCGCATAATGCTAATCCTATTGGTGATTTAAAATCTACTTTAGAACTCGTCTCCATTACTATTTCCTGTTACTAATCCATCAACTTCATTCATATTAAAATCTTTAAACGCTGAGTATTTACCTTCGAATCTAACGTACTTTCTGCCTGTTTCTCCGTATCTATTCTTAGCAATATTAATCTCGCAAAGTCCTTTTAAACTCATTCCATTCTCCATAGGGTCTGTTTCAAAGTAGTCGGGCCTGTATAATAGTAATATAATTACAGCGTTGGCTTCAATAGCTCCTGAACCCTTCAAATCACCCATTACAGGTTTCTTATTCTCTCTTTTTCCAACTTCACGAGATAATTGAGATAATTCTATCATACAAAGATTGTATCTTTTAGAAAGCTCCATTAAACCATTACTTCTTAATCCTAATTGTTCCTCGCTGCTAATTCCTCTTGTTTCATCAGGAGTATTTCTCATAATTTGAATATAATCAACCATAACAACTATTAATTCATTCATTGGAATAGTCTTACGCATCTTCCTGATTCTAGTCTCCATATACTGCCAAGTGATTCCTGGAGTATCATCTATAACTAAATTATCTTTTAATCTCTGCTTATACTTCTTTACTTTTACTAAATCTTCATCTAATAATCCTCCTCCTCGTATAGCATAGGAATTAATTGTAAGATTATTAGCCCACATATTCTTCATTAATTGAGTAGCAGGCATCTCTAAAGAGAATACAGCAACAGGTTTACCTTGTTTAATAGCTACATTATCAATAATGTTTACCATTAATGAGCTTTTACCAGAACCTGGGGGTGCCCCAACAACAATAACCTCTTGTTTTAATCCTCCGCAAACTTTATCTAAATCTCTAAGTCCTGTAGAATAACCTACTATTTCTTTTACATTATTCTGAGCTTCCATTAACTCGTTAAATGCTTGATCGAAAATATCAGTTGCTTTTTTATCTACAGAAAGATTGTTCTTAATACTCTCTATATCATTCACTGCCGTCTTTAAGTCTTCTAAGCAACTATTAACATCTCCTAATTCAGAACTAAGCTCTGAGTGAACTCTTTGAAGTAATGGAGTTAATTGGCGCTTAGAATACTCGTCGAAAATATCCTTTACATACTCATCTACATTCTTAGCTATTTTGTAGTTAGGCTCTGATACTTCTAGTCCTATTTCTTTCTTGTTGCACCCTGTTTTAATAAGCATATTGGATAATAGGTAAGTGTCTGATTTCTTACCTTTATCGTGGTTGTACTTAATAATCTTGTATTTAACCTTATTGAAGTTTGTGGACCATAGCGACTCAAATACTAAGTGTTCACAATTAACAAATAAATCAGCATTATCAGCGTACAGATTAAGTACTTCTCTTTCTTTTTGTTTTAAGTCCATAATTATTGTTCAAAAAATCCTTTTTTAGCAGGTTCTTCTTTCTTAAATTTCTCTTCTTTTTTAACTACTACATCGTTCCAATATTCCTTTTCAGGATTGAGCCATACATCAAGTCCTTTTAAATAACAGAAGTCATTAGATTTAATGTATGGCTCTAGTTTCTCTTTCAACTCAGCGAATGATATTTTCTTAACTACTTTAATAAATCTATCTTTAGCCGTCTTCTTATTTCCTTTTGGGTGTAGTTTCCATAATTCATCGAACTCAGGAATAGATTTAGAGTCAACTATCTCTTTAGGGCTAAAATACTCTTTAATAGCTTCGTGGGTAGCCTTAGAATACTTTTGTTGTTTCTTAGTTCCATCCGCCAAAGTGAAATTGTAAATAAATACTTCTCCTTCTTGTGTTACTTCTAGTTTTGTCATTTTTTAATGCAAGTTTGAATTATAATTTAATGTTTGATAGTGGAGATTTTACTTGACTAATTAAATTAGTAGATACTTTAGCGTAAATCTCAGTGGTTTTAATATTAGAGTGACCAAGCAACTTTTGTATAATCGACATATCTGTTCCTGCGTCTAATAAGTGGGTAGCGAATGAGTGTCTTAATAAGTGTGCGTGGATATTCTTTTTAATGCCAGTTTTTAACGTCCAATACTTTAGTAATTCATTAACAGACCTTTCTGAGTACTGGTCTTTTTTTTG